AACTATTTAAAAGACAATAAAAATTCAGAATGGGGAACTTGGAACGATCCACAAGTCCCAAACGTTTACTCACATTATGCAGATATTTGCATGGAAACTTTATTGTTAAAATTAAAAGATAAAATGGAAAAATATACAGGTTTAAAATTAGTTCCTACTTATTCTTATGCAAGACTTTATGAAAAAGGCGCTGTCCTGTTTAGACACAAAGATAGACCTAGTTGTGAAATATCCACCACACTTAATTTAGGAGGTGAAATGTGGCCTATCTATATTGATCCTACAGGAGAGGATAATATTTTAAATTTAAAATACACTGATAAAGGAGAAGAGACTAAAGTAAAAAGAGGGGCACATAAAGGTGTAAGAGTAGATTTATCCGTAGGAGACATGTTAGTTTATAGAGGTTGTAATTTAGAACATTGGAGAAAACCTTTTAAAGGTAAAACATGTGGACAAGTATTTTTACACTATAATAATTTTTTAACTCAAGGTAATACTAATTTATTTGATGGTAGAATACATGTAGGGTTGCCTAAAGAATTTGAAAGAAAATGAAAGTAGAAAATTATTTTCAAACTCCAATCTATATTTTTGAAAAACCTGAATGGGTTAAAGAAACTATTAAAGCTACAGATCCATATATTAAAGAGGCCATAAAATTAAACAAACCAAATTTTTATAAAAATAAAGATCTAGGTTTAGTGCATCATTCAAAACCAATAACAAAAGAAAGTAAACTTATTAAATTTACAGAATTTGTAGGAACTACAGCTATGAATATTTTAAATGATCAAGGATATAATATGTCTTTATATAATTTATTTATTAATGAAATGTGGGTTCAAGAATTTCCTAAAGATGGTGGAGGTCATCATCCTCCACATAATCATTGGAATGGGCATATTTCTGGTTTTTATTTTTTAAAATGTTCTAATAAAACTTCTTATCCTGTATTTTATGATCCAAGATCTGGTAAATCAATGAACATGTTAAAACAGAAAGATGTTTCTAAATTAACTTATTCTACGGAACAAGTTCATTTTAAAATAAAACCAGGTACATTACTATTTTTTAATTCATACCTTACACATGAATTTGTTTTTGATAAAGGTATAGAACCTTTTAGATTCATACATTTTAATATTCAAGCTACAGATAAGAACCATGCAATTTGATCACTGGTTTCCTACAGTCATAGGTATTAAAAATAATCCTAAACATAAGAAAGTAGAAACTAAACTAGTAAAATTTTGTTTAGATAAAAAGAAAAAAATTAAATCAGGTGGATCGCATTGGTTGTCTCGTGAAACATATAATACTTCTACCACCTATAATTTAACGTATGAGCCTTTGTTTTTAAATTTAAATAAATGGGTGTATGATCAAATAGTTAAATATTGTCATTATATGGAATATGAAGTTGAACTACTTTGTAGTGGAGTTTGGTTTAACGTGTATAATAAAGGTGATTATCAAGAATATCATAGACATGCAAACGATTGTATTTCAGCAATTTATATTTTAAGCGGTCATAAAAAAGCAGCTAAGACTTATTTTAGATCTCCTATTTTAGAAACAGCACAAGAACCTAAAGTTAAAATAAATGATAAAAATGCTTATAGAGCTCACTATGAAGCTTTGCCGGGTAACTTATTAATATTTAGATCCAATACAGAACATGCAGTTGAGAAACATTTGATTGCTGATAAAAGAATAACACTAGCTTACAATTTTAAATTAAAATGAAATTCTATCAATTAGATAATTTTTTTACTGAGGAAGAAAACAAAACAATAGACTCAATATTATACGATGCACAGTTTCCTGTTTTTTATTATAAAGAACAAGTGATAGGTGATGGTCTTCCTTTCTTTTCTCATGTTTTAATTAATAAAGATACACATGAAATTAATTCAAGTTACACTAATTTTTTCTTAATGATCGCCTATAAATTTGTTGCCAAAGTATCTAAGATAGAGCCAAAGAAGTTTTTAAGAGGTAATATAAATTTAACACTGCCTTTTAAAGGTAAACCTAAATTACATGTAGATCACGAAGAACCTCACTATCAAATAATCATGTATTTAAATAATGCTTCAGGAACAACTGATATATACAAAGGTAAAAAAATATTTAAAAAAGTTAGTCCTAAAAAAGGAAGAATTATCATGTTTAATAAACAACCTCACTTAGCTAATTCTCCTATTGGAAAAGATGAGTTAAGAGCTGTTTGTGTAATGACTTTTAATACTAATGATTAAAGTTATAGATAATTATTTAAATCAAGAAGATTTTTTAAGAATAAAAAACACATTAGAATCTCCAGATTTTCCATGGTATTATCAAAAAAATATAAATGATAATCACTCAGAAAAAGATTTAGATTGTTATTTCACTCATTATCTTTTTAATCAAAAAAATGGGCAAAGTTCTTTTTTTAATATTATTAGACCTATTTTAGATAAATTAAATGTTAGAGCTTTGATAAGAATTAAATGTAATATTTATCCAAGAACTGAAAAATTAGAAACTCATAAACCACATGTTGATTATATTTATAAACATAAAGGAGCTATATTTTATGTAAACACAAACGATGGAAAAACTATGTTAAATAAAAACAAAAAAATAGATTCTGTAGAAAATAGATTATTGCTCTTTGAACCACATCTTTCTCACAGCAGCACTTCTACTACAAATGTAAAATCTAGGATAAATATTAATTTTAACTATTTTTAGCCTGTTTGCGTTTTGATATTTATATAGTATAATCAATATAATATTGATATAAAAGCTTTTACTATGCTACAAAAAATAGGATTTCAGCCAGGTATAAATAAACAAATTACTCCCACAGGAGCAGAAGGTCAGTGGGTGGATTGTGATAATGTTAGGTTTAGATATCAAATACCTGAAAAAATAGGTGGTTGGAATCAATTAGGCACTTTAAACGAAAATGAATTAACTGGAGCAGGAAGAGGTCTTCATCATTTTGTTAATAGTTTAAGTAGAAAATATGCAATTATAGGAACTAACAGAATATTATATGCGTTTTCAGGAGGTGTGTTTTACGACATACATCCAATACAAACTACAACCACTCTAACAAATGCTTTTACCACTACTAATGGATCACCAACAATAACAATAACTTTTTCTAGCGCACATAACATGGTTCCAGGAGACATTTTATTAATGGATAATTTTACAACTATCACCAATTCTAATTTTAGCGCTTCTAATTTTGATGATAGAAAATTTATGGTGGTAACAGCACCTACTAATACAACTATAACAATTACTATGGATTCGAATGAAACAGGTTCTGGAGCAACCACATCTGGTGGTATTAGAATACAAAAATATTATACAGTGGGTCCAGCTGTTCAAGCAAAAGGTTTTGGTTGGGGACTAGGTTCATGGGGAGGTGAGGCAGCAGGTGCTATTACCACAACTCTAAACGGTGCTTTATTAAATGACACTGCTGGAACTGGAGGATCAGGAACTTCTATTACGTTAACAAGCACAGCTAACTTTCCGTCTTCAGGTACTAACTTTATTAAAGTAGGAACAGAAGAAATATCATACACAGGTGTTTCTGGTAATGACTTAACTGGTATCACAAGAGGAGTCAGAGGAACATCAAAAGCAGCTCATAGTAATGGTGCAACAGTTACGAACACATCTGACTTTGTTGCTTGGGGCGAGGCTGCATCAGGAGACTTAGTCCTTGAACCAGGGATGTGGTCATTAGATAATTTTGGTGATAAAGCTATTTGTTTAATTCATGATGGTGCTGTTTTTTCTTGGGACTCTAGTTTATCTAATGCTACAGAAACAAGAGCAACAATTATATCTGGTGCACCAACTGCATCAAGACACATGTTAGTATCCACACCTGATAGACACTTAGTGTTCTTTGGAACAGAAACAACCATTGGTGATCCAACAACTCAAGATAATATGTTTGTAAGATTTTCTGATCAAGAAGATATAAACACATATACACCTACAGCAACCAATACAGCTGGTACACAAAGACTGGCCGATGGATCACAGATCAGAGGAGCGATTAGAGGTAGAGATGCAATTTATGTTTGGACTGATACAGCATTATTCACACAACGTTTTGTTGGTCAACCATTTACGTTTGCGTTCGCACAAGTTGGAACCAACTGTGGATTAGTTGGACAGAATGCTTGTGTTGAAGTTGATGGTTCTGCATATTGGATGTCAGAGAATGTTCTCTC